AATTGCTATGCCGGATAACAAAGCATCTAGTGCTTCAGTGCCAACCTCATCACAAAAAGTATTGTTTTTATCCAAGTTAAATATTGAATAAAACAAATCAAATTCTTCTGAGTAATTTATGACGAAATGCGGATAAACTAATTTCTGTGTGATAGTCAATGGAGCAGTTTTATATTCCTGCTCAAATTTTTCTTGAAGATTCATTCGATACCTCCTAATAAATTAATTGAATGTTGAATATTGCTTTCAGTGAAAAATGGTATATCTAAACAACGATTCCGTTTTTCTTGCTGATAGCGTAGTTTTTCGTTGTAGAAGTTAGCAATTTTTCGTATCTGATCGCCGTTTTTTACTGTGTATCGGGTGTAGTGCCTCCCTGCTTCTGAAATCTCACGAGCTTTATTCAATTCAATATCAAGAATTCGCTGAATTTCGCTTACCTCATTACGAGCATTAAGAAAATGAACGTTGAAATAACTTTCTTTCTCGCTGATGCCGGTTTGAGGATTGGAAATAAGTTCTAAAGCGATTGTCATTAATCTTGTCGCCACATTCCCTCCATTAAGCGCGTGCGGCTTTTTGTTCTTCAATCCACGTATTCACTTCTTCTAAGTCCCAACGGACAAAGTTTTGTGAAAAGCGGATCGGTTGTGGGAATTGTTTAGCTCTTACAAGCTCATTGAGTTTGGTGCGGCCAAAGCCGATCATTACGGTGACTTCGGCACCGGTGATAAGCTTTTTAGATTGGGTTTGAAATTGACTCATTTTCCTCTCCGTATTAGTTAAACTGCGTGGGGCTAACTGATAGCCCCGTTTGGTCGTAACGTTACGGGGGCATTAAATCATCATGGATATAGGAAGGTGATATAGGGAGGGTATAAAAAAATGCCCTGTCCATATAGGCAGGGCATAATAAAATCAATGAGTTAAACCAAATTAATTTTTCTTTCTATCAATCGGGCAAGCTATTTTTTCTATCTCTGTGGCAAGGGTTTTAGTAATTCTATAATCCTTTATTATATAATCTCTGATTTGAGTATTGCTTTTTACATTATCCGGATAATTTGCCCAGTATTTATTTCTGACCTCTATGGCGATTTTTAGCGGATCATCGCTTCTATGCGCTCCTAATAAAATAGGAATGTTTTTATCATCAAGTGCAGTCTGTAATTCGGCTATTTTTTTGTCTTTTTCTTCTAACTCTTTTTTTAAATTTTCTATTTCTAAAATATGATCTTCGTTATTATCTCTTTTATCCATTCCTATAAATTCTAGTAAATCTTCATGTAATATTAGAATATCATCTAAATTTATAATAAAATCCTCATAAAAAGAGGAATATCCATCATTCATATAAGATAGCAAAAAACTAAAATATATTTCGCTACGTTCCGTTATTTCAAATTCATTATATATTTTTTTACAAATGAATCCTTGTTGTACTATATCTACTGAATTTCCTTCGTATTCACTTGGATCTATTATGAAATAGCCAAAAAAACAAAATTCTTGAATGTTATCTATTTTTCTAATTTCGCCTCCCCCTTTTTTACTCATTATTAGATTTTCATTTGGATATTTAGGCATACTCTTTAATTTTGAGGTTTTGAAATATATACCTAAGTAGTTATTTTCCATTTCATAGAAATCAAATTCACGATTTAACTCTCGAGTACTTTTAAGTGATATATCAGTTGCTATAATCTTTGTTTCTCCATTAATGAGAAAGTACTTTTTGTCAACTAAGGTATGATTACTGATTACTTCTAGTGTTGATCTACAATCCTTTGTAGGGGTATAAAAATCTCTCCCTCCTTTAAGAGATATAACAGTTTTTAATCTGCCTTGTTGAGCTTGATAAATCAGGTATTCCTTATTAATTCTTGTTTCGTTATAAAAATTTTTTAAATATTCTAACGCTTGACTTAAGGTATATTCCTTTCTTGGAGGTAGATTTAATAGCATAAATGCCCCTTTCACATTTATCCTTATGATAGAAACGCACCAACAAGATAAGGTTTCTTGCTTTCGGGGATCAGCCTAGGTGCGCTTTATTTGGTAATATTGATTATTTTATCCCATGTTCTTTACGGATTAATTCTTCCATTTCCTTTAGACGTTTTTTCTTTCGCTTGTTTTCCCAAATAATCCCGACAATAAAAATAATGAAAATCGGTATTGAATAATATCCAGTCGTGAAAGCAATCACTGTAACGCTAAATATACCAATTAAAATCCATAAAATAATATTCATTTTGTTATCAACAATTAAGTAAGTTATGCGAACTATTTTAACATCAATTGGCTACGTTGGGCTACGGCTATTTTATTATTGTTATATTAATAGTATAATAACTTCGTCAAGGTTGCTTTAGGCATATTTTTAAAGTCCTTGATAAATGCTTGGCAGATTATTCTTTTAGGAATTTTTTGCCGAAAATATAAACTTGAAGTATTGCAATTCCCGGCAATCCAAGTAAAGTTAATGTAATGTTTTCGTGTTATAAAAAGCCCGGTATTTCATCATATCGGGCTTTTTCTTACTTACTTATTTTCTTTAATTCTTCAATAAACGTATCTTCAGCAACTTTTAACGCTCTTGCGATTCCTTGTTGTCCGCCTTTTTCCATATAATGACGACCTTCCATTTTTTTGGTGCCAAATTCAACCATCCACCAATAGAATGGATCGCGTTTATCTCGCGTATTTTCGCCAATTTTAGCCATTCTTTGGCCCTTTGGCCTCATCACTTTAACCACGGAATAGCCGCTTAAACCATCTTTGGCTATAACTGTTTTATGACGAATATTATTTTTAATCGTTCCTTTTTGTCGGAAATTTGTGCTAGAACTTAATTGTGGAACCAGTGGCTTTACTGTACTTTTTAACTCTCTTGCTCCGGCATTTAACGCCCGGCGCATTGGGGCTTTTAGCTCTTTAGTAAATGTATTCTTTGTTTTGGTTAGCATATCTAACGTTTCTTTTAATCCTATGATTTTCATGCTCATAGTACCCCCTTATTGATTCTGTTCTGTTGTTTTAGCATGGCATCAAGCTGTTTTTGAGCAATAAAGTAAATCGTTTCTAACGCGTCCATATTCGGGCTATTTGGTCGGCTGTCTATTTCTCGCTTGGCCGCATTACATTTACATTTTAATGCGTGAATAACTTCACTTATTGGATAGGGTTCTTCATCATCGTAAAGGCTGACAAAGGTAAAAAGTGCGGTTGATTTTTTATAGTGACTCACTGCTGAAAGAAGTAAGTTTTGTTTTGCCTGTTTACATCTAATCATATATTCAACTCGTTAAGTTATTTTAAGCCTTAAAAATATTCTTATTAATAGCTCCATAAATATATAACCTCATTCAGTGTAAACTTGACTTTTTAATAAGGCTCTTATATATTCAGAAGTAACTGCAGGAGACGGCTTAAATCAAAATTATTGCATTATCTTAAATACTATTTTTATACTTGTTTTTGAGGTTACATGTTTTTGTTTATGCTTTGGCAGTTCGAATCTGCCCGTCAAGGAGGTGCTTATGAGTTATTTTCTTAAATTCTTAGAAGTCGCTCTCTTAATGTTGGAAATATGGAATACCCTCCTGCTTCCATCTACAAATCAAGCCCAGTAAACTCATCTATCATTTTCCTATGTTCGTCTGATAGTTCGAAAATTAAATCACCGTATTCAAGCTGATAAGTGCCGAAAGACATTAGGAAGGCGACTGCTGGGTCTATTTTGTTTGCTGCCTTCTTCTTGTTTGGTTTAATGTTGGCGTTAGCATCGGTTTCCATCACAACGTTGGATAATGCCCAAGAAAGCACCGGATCGCCGTGGTGTTCTATCACTTGGCGATTTATCAACACTTCCGCACTTTTGGCCACCGGGCTAAATCGTTGATAGGTTTGCGGGAATGGCTCTACTTCCAAGCCTGCCGCTTGTAATTGCGTTCTTAAATGCGTGGCGTTCCAAACATCAAAGCCGATCATTTTGATATTGAAGTTTTCTGCGTCTTTCAAAATATCATCGCGGATTTTGTCGTAGTCGATACAGTCGCCCTCTGTGGCAATGAGCCACCCTTGACGCACCCAATTTCGATAAATTGCCCGGTTCTTGTTGGCCACATTATTAAGCTGAAACTCAGGAATATAATGCCGGGTAATCAACCGCACTTTTTTCCCTTGAGGGAAGGTGTAACAAAGGCTTGTTAAGTCGTTGGTGCTAGATAAATCCAAGCCTAAATAGCAATCTTGGTGAAGTAAGTCGCTTTCCGTGTAATCTCGTGCGCACTGCGCCCAATTGCCTTCGCCTAGCCATGGTGTCGTGCCTTGGCACCAAACATTAAAACGCTTGGTGAGCATTTCCACCCACTCGGAAGGAATCCCTCGGGCTTTCTTGATCGTGTTTTCAAAATCAAGGTAAGGAATGGATTTACCGATATTCGGATTGGCTTTCATCCAGTTTTCCGGATTATCAATTTCGCTTTCTTCGTCCAATTCAAAAATCAGCACAAACAAGCTATCGTTTTGCTCGTTGCCTTCCAGTATTTGTGCGCAATAATCATAGTGCTGCTTACAAGCGGAAATAACGTTACTTCCCGCGGTGGTAATGGCAAACAATAAACCTTCCGGGCGTGCGCCTTGCCCTAGTTCTAATGCACTATACACGCTGTTATCGGTGTGTAGGTGATATTCGTCCACAATGGCGAGACTTGGGTTAGTTCCCTCGATGGTTGAGGATTTAGCCGCCAACGGGCGCATTAGGCTATTTGATTTTGGATTAATCAGTTTATGCTGCTGAATATTGAGCCGTTTGCGCAAAAGGGGAGAGAGTAAGCACATTTGACGCGCATCATCAAAAACAATGCGGGCTTGGTCTCGGCTTACTGCTGCAGTGTAAATATCTTGTTGGCCAGATTCCATCAGTAGGAACCAATTAGCCAACACGGCGGCCACGGTGGACTTGGCATTTTTTCGCGCCACTTGGATATAAGCGGAACGATATTTTCTCAAGCCGGTATCGGTGCGCTTAAAGCCTAACAAATTGGCAAAAAGAAATGTTTGCCAGTCTGAAAGCTCGATTGGTTGCCCGCGTAAATGCCCCTTAACGTGCGGGCATAGGCGGGAGAATGCTAAGAATTTATTTACCGCACTTTCATCAAAGAAATAAGCGGGGTTCGCTAAATCGTCAAAATAACGCGCTACGGCTTGTTTTATCTTGCGACAAGCCACTATTTCACCTGTTTGAACTTTCTTCGCGTATTCGTGCCAGATTTCCATTTTCGCCTACATTGTGAGGATTTCATCCAACATATCAGTAACGTCCGTTTCTACCGGATTTTTACGGCGGCTCACCGGATCGAAGCCTAAGAGGGAAGACATCTTGATCATGACTTTTTCGGCATCTGCTTTCGCTGACAATGCCGGGTTTCTTGATTGTGTGCCTTGGCTATTTACGATAATGAAGCCATTTTTGGCTAAATCTGCCACGGAATGACGCCAAATTGCGTAGTTTTCGCAATAAATTTCAAGGTTTGTTAAATCTTCCGGCTTAATATCGCCACGCTCTGAAAGTTGTTTAATTCGTGCTTTCCATTGGCTTTTAGCAATATCATCCAAGAAATCAGGTGTCTTATAACTTTTTCGCTTGCTCATTCACTTTCCTTATTTTCTAAAAAATCACTTTGCTTAAAAATTTGATTGGGCGGGCGGTTCCGAAGGGTTGCCACTTTCTTTTTGAAATTGCCCCCACCCGGTCAATCATTATTTCAACTATGGTCATATCACCACGGTTCACTTCTTCGCACCAAATCCGCGTTGGTCTATCACTCGTGTTTTATAGCTGTGACAATCACGACATAAAGGCTGATGATTGCTTGCTACCCAAAACAACGGATCGGATTGTCCGTTCTCTACCGGCTTAATATGGTCTATCACTGTTGCCGGTGTATATTTGCCTTGCTCTAAGCACATCACACAAAGGGGATGATGCTTTAAGTATTGTTCGCGGTATTTGCTCCACTTGTGGTCGTAACCGCGTGCGCTACTGTTTGGGCGGTTGTCTTTGGGTTTGTGCTCCTCACATCTACCAGACTTTACTTTGTTTCTACATCCGGGATAGCTACAACGTCTTAATGGTTGGTATGGCATTCGTTACTAAATCCTTAGTAAGCGCACGGTTCTCTATACACTTCCCACAATGCGGAAATCGTCATTGGTGCCGGTTTAAGGTTGGCTAAGTCTGTGACGGCTTCTCGGTTCGTGTAGAGATAGGCGATATACATTAAGCAACCAATCTTAATCGCCGGGGTAAACGGTATGGTCTTTTCCGTTTCTTCTTCCCCAAAGGTTTTACCAATATGTTTTTGGCATACTTCCAATGTGGCTACCTTATAGGCTTCCAGTAACTCATCATCTAAATCATGATCGAGATTTAAGTGCGCTTTGATTTCATCAATCGTTAAGTCAATATTCGCCATAAGCTTCACCCTCTTTACACATAAGCTGTAATTCTCTGTGTGATTCCATACTGTCAATAACCGAATAAATATCAAATAGGCGTTTACCGTATTTAATCCGCATTTTGTTTGTAATGCCGTCAAGGTAACGAATGCGAACGCGGATAATGTTTTCACCCATTTGAAACGGGCCGCTAAAATATTCTCGCCCTTGTAACGGTTCTACACTGGCGCGCACGGTGGCGACATTCTTCCAAATCGGTCTTGAGTTTCCGTATGGGGTGCTGTTTCGCTCTTTGTCATAATCCCGCTTTTGTATGCTGATCACCTTGTTATACTTTCCGGCCTTAATCATGATTGCCATTGTTTGCCCCCGGTTCTTGTTCATCTCCGCGTTTTACTTCTACGGTTTGTTTCCATGCTTGGCTAAATTCTTCTCCACCCTCATAAGGCGGTAAACCTTCACGGCGGCGGACTTCATTTGGGCACATTACACCGGCTTTAATTGCCACATCGTAACTCTTGAAGCGCTCACTTTGACTTGTGCGCAATAAGTCGCTTGTATCAAATTCAATTAAGTAACGTTTCTTGCTGTTGCTACCTAAATCAATCATCAAGGCATCTTTTAGCTGCTGTTCAAAATTGGTTAGCCAAGGGCGCAAGGTTTGCGATAAAAAGGCTCGACTGGCTTCACTAAAGTTTGAATAACTGCTATTGGAATAGTCTTGAAGGAAAATCGGGCTAATGTTGTAGATTCTGGCAATATCGGAAATTGTGAACGTACGGCTTGCTAACCATTCCGCGTCTTGGTTTGTCATGCCTAACTGTTTATATTCCATTGAGCCTTCAAGGATGGGTGTTTTCCCTGCGTTCTTCGCGCCTTTGTAACGTTCAAGGGCTTTTACCGCTTTTTGTGCTTTGGCATCGTCCAACCATTCGGCGGTAGTAATTAATCCACTCGCCATTAATCCGTTTTTCATCACTGCCGATCCGTGTTTCTGTTGAGCAATGCCTAATCCCACGGTTTCACGGCAAATCGTAATTGGCGAACGCCCCATAAAGCCATCAAGGGATGAATGGCGTAAATGTAGGATTTCATCTTGAAGATAGTTTTTGGTATTGCCGTCTAAATCGGTAATTTGATAGATATACTCGCCGCCAACTTTGCGATAGATATTGACCGCACTTGGTTCATGCGGGGTAAGGCTGATTGGTTCTCCTTTGCTATTCCATTCAATCACCGCATAAGCGTTACCGTTTAATAGGCAGTGACGCATCATGGTGTATTTAAATTGATACGGTGTTTGGCTACGGTTTGGCATTTCATTTAAGAGATAGTCCACCGGGTGACGATAAACGCGCTCGCGGCCATCGTCTTTAAGTTGATACAAATAACAAGGCATACTGGCCACCGCTTCTGAAATAACGGTAACGGCACTCATCACCGCCGGTAAACTTTCCGCCGTGTTCGGGCTGACAAATTCCCCTGCGCCGGTGTTTGATACACCAAGATAAGAAAGCAGCTCATCAATTGCCATCGGTGCGCTGCGTTGTTCTTTTCGTCTAAACGGGTTCCACATACTACGCCTCCGCCACATCAAGCCACTGTTTCAAAAGTGCGGTGGATTTTCCTTGCGTTTTTCCCTTCGCGGTTGCCATTGATCGTTTGGCAATCTCAACGCTACTTTCAGGATAGGCAGGAATACTGGTAACGGTGATTTCAAATAATTCCGCTTTGGCTACTGTGCGTTGACAAGGCTCTACATCAAAATTCCATGTTTCTTCTTTAGCCCAAAAGCCGAAAGACATTCCGCTAATATCGCCGCGTTCAACACTTACCAACAAATCACGCCCTAAGGTGGTATCAGGTGGCATTAATTCAAAACGTAAGCCTATTGCGTCTTCTTCCAGTTTTAAGGTTCCCGCGCGGGTTCGCCCTAATAGTTTGGAATGATCATGTTCAAATAATGCCCGTACATCGGCACCGCTGCTTAAACTTTCACTAAACGCATTCGCACTGAATTGTTCTACAAAATCGCAATAAAGCACTTCAGAAGGGCTGTCCCACTTCACCACATAGCCAACCAGTTTTTTATTCTCGCTGTCTGCGGTGATTTCGGATGAGCGGATTTCAAATTCTTTATTCATACTTTCCCTTTTAACAAAAAGGGGGCTTAATTGCCCCCGTTGGAATTTGACGATTAAGCCGTAACTTCAATGAACTTGATTGCGTTACTATCTACCACGCCACCACCAAGATATTTATCAGTATGGACTTTATAGAAGCCCGGTTCGGTAATGTTGTCAGGGCGGGTTCTTACGCCGGTTTCGTGATCTACAATGAAGTAACCGCGTTTGAAGTCACCAAAGGCAACTACCGGTTTATTGGCACCACTTGCCGGCATGGTCTCAAGGAAGTAAACCGGACGGCCTAAAAGGGTAGAAGGCGCATCTACGGTTAAACCATCACGCCAAATAAAATCGCCGTTTTTGTTTTTGAGTTTTTGTAATGCCGCCGCAATAGTGGAAGACATCACCCAAACGGCATTTTTACGGTATTTGCTGTGTAAGGTGTAGAACAAATCAATTAGCGTATCAGCGGTGATTTTGTCGGCACCGGCAACTTCTAATTTTTGTAACTTACCAAAGGCGCGTACTTTGTCCGCTTCGGTAGAACGTTCATAGGACAAGAAGCCTTTTGATTTCTTCGTGCCGTCACCGCCGGTTAAGTCGGTTTCTTCGGTTTCGGTGAAGCTTTCGGAAATTTCATCAGTCAGCCAACCTAAAACATCAATACTGGAGAAGTCCAAAATTTCTTGAGTGGTTTTCGGATAGGCATAGATAGGGTTTAATGCAATGGTAACTTCATGGAGTTTCGGTGTGGCGGTGCCATTACGTGCTACGCCTTCCTCACCATGGGCCACTACCGCACCACCGGCGGAAACAAGTTTTTTGTATTCTTTCGCACCAACCGGCAAGCGGACCACGTTACAAATTTGACGCATCACGCTATCATCGGTTAAGCGTTTCATTACGTCTTTATCCAATTGTGGGATCACGGTATAACCGCCATCTTCTTGACCGGTGGTGGAAAGATTTCGTAATTCACCCGTTTTAATGTAGTGGCGTAGTTCGTCATTGCTGAAGGTTTTACCGCGTGTTTCTACCGGCTTGCCTTTGTCGGCAATGTTACGTTCTTCATCGGCCACCGTTTCATAACGGGCGATTTCATCGCTCAATTGTTTGACCAAATCTTTCAACTTTTCAAAGTCAACGTTTTCGGTTTCGGTCAATGAGCGGTTTTCTTGTTCCGCTTTGTCTAACATAGCGCGCATTGCTGCGACTTTTTCCGCTTTTTGTTGGCGTAGTTCTAACAGTTTTTTAAACATAGTTAATCCTTTTAAAATCATCTTAATTAAGACGGCTTATAAAAAGCCCATAGAACAATATATACACAAAAAACAGGAAGTAAATTGCTTAAAAATTAACAATTTAGCTACGTTAAGCTACGGTGGGTAGATGAAGTTTGATTGCTTGTTTTTTATACAATAAAGCAAGGAAGGGTATAATTTAGATAGGATTTTTTATCTATTTTAAAGAGTGAACACTAGTGAATACCTAGTGAACACCCTATTCACTATATAAATATATAATAAATAAAGAAATATAATACATAGTGAACAGGTGAACACATTTTTATATAATTTTGAACGTTGATAGAGTTTTTGCCTTGTTTTAATATCTGTCGCTTGAATTCTTTGGGTATCAAAGAATGGCTAAAAATACCTAGTAAAAACTTTTAGTAACACCGGTAGTAACACTGGATTTTAAATTGTTGATTAAGTTTGTTTTGAATCAATACGTTATGTATTTAATTCAAGTCTCGCTCAGGCACCAACAATAAAAAAAGACCGTTTTGGCGGTCTTTTTTATTTTCTTTTTTTACGAATAGTGCCCAAAATACCACCTAGCATAAATCCTAGGTTTTCTTCTTTCTCCCTTTCTAAAATTTCTTTTCTGTACTCATTTACCTATAATTGTATCTGTGGTCACTGATTTTAATTGACTCCATTCTTATTTCATCTCAAAAATCCCAATAAAGGAATTTATCATGCAGAAGATATTTTTCATTGTTGCTGTACTTAGTCTGGTGCAGTTTGCTGTTGCGAAATCAAATCATCATGAGGACTTTAGTTGTGATGAGCGGAAGTACTGTAAGGAAATGCGTTCTTGTGCTGAAGCGAAATACCATCTTAATGTTTGTGGCGAGGGGCGTCTTGATCGGGATAAAGATGGGATTCCTTGTGAAAATGTTTGTCGTAGATAA